GGGCGTTATGTGTTTCTCATCAAATCGGCGACAGCGGAAGTATGGTGGCCGGAGGATGCGGATCACGTTGCGTTTATTCGCGGCCGCATCGGTTTTGACGTGCCTCGTTGGTACCGGCCGGCGGATGAGAAGCAAGAAGCATCCAGTGCCGGTTTCGGCGCGGCTATTGCGCTGTTCGATAAAACATGGCGCGGCCCGGTTTCAAGTTATGTCAGCCGTGACCGGCTAACTGCCCAAGGCGAAGCATTCATGGCACAAATTCGCCGGGAAGCTGAGCGCCTGGCGCCACAATTCCAGCCACAAATTATCCCTGAAAAAATTCCCGAGTCGTCGGTGACCGTATGGCCGGCAGAGGTGCGCTTTTTGTTTGGGCAGATTCAGGCTGCAAGCAAACTGCCCGATCACCTGCAGAACAAACTGTGCAACCACATTAACCGTCTGAAGCTCGAAGGCGTGCCGGAAGCGGCAATCATCCAGACTGTGACTACGTTAACAACCGCTATGGGAGCAATGGCATGAACAAGGGACTGATTGTAGATAATTTTGCAGGTGGTGGTGGCGCGAGTACCGGAATTGAAATGGCGATAGGGCGCAGCGTTGATATTGCGATTAACCATGACGAAAACGCTATCGCTATGCATACGACCAACCACCCAGATACGCTGCACTATTGCGAGTCTGTCTTCGACATTGACCCCGTTACGGCCACCGCTGGGCGTCCGGTCGATTTAGCTTGGTTCAGCCCTGACTGTCGTCACTTCAGCAAAGCGAAGGGTGGTACCCCTGTGAAAAAAGAGATCCGCGGCTTAGCCTGGATTGTCATTCGTTGGGCGCTGCGCACCGGTTTTCGCTGCGGCATGCTGGAAAATGTGGAAGAGTTTAAGACGTGGGGCCCGCTGATTATCGATGCTGAAGGCAAAGGGTACCCATGCCCAGCGCGCAAGGGGGAAACGTTCAAGGCGTTTGTCGAGATGCTATCCACCGGCATCAGCGCCGATCACCCTGCACTGGTGGAATGCTGTGAGGTTCTTGGGATTCCGGAAGGTAGTGATGACAGGCGTCGCCTGGTGGCGGGGTTAGGGTACAACGTAGATTACCGCGAGCTCCGGGCGAACCTTATCGGCACGCCGACGATAAGAAAGCGCTTCTTCATGGTGATTCGACGCGATGGGCAACCCATTCGCTGGCCGGCGCAGACGCATGATCATCGGAAATCAGCAGCGGTGCGGAAAGGTCAACTGAAGTCTGAGCCAACAACGGCTGATTGCATAGACTGGTCGATCTCGACTCGCAGTATCTTCGGTCGCAAGAAAGATTTGGCTGACAATACATTGCGCCGCATCGTGAAGGGTATTCATCGCTTCGTTTTGGACTGCGCAGATCCGTTCATCGTTCAAATAGGGCAAGCCGGCTTCGGCGGCGATGGGCGACAGTATTCCACCTTGGATCCGCTGACGACGGTTACAAGCAAGGCCGAACACTTGCTGATTGAGCCATTTGTGGTGAAGTGCAATCACACCTCGAATCTGAGTAAGTACGATTGCTTCCGAGGCCACTCAGGACGTGATCCGCTGCAAACCGTAACCCGAACTCACGGCTTTGCCATCGCTGCACCAGTAGTTGTGCGGCAGTTTGGGAAAAGTACCGGGCAGCGCGCTGATGAAGCCGTTGGCACCGTGATGCCTGGTGGCGGTGGTAAAACGCAATTAGCGAGCGCGTTGCTTGTGGGGGCTGGTGGCCCTGCATATTCGGGCAAACCACGGCCAGTTAATGAGCCGATGATCACGGTACCTACTGAATCTCACACTGCTCTTGCAGCGGTCCATGTGGTGAAACATTACGGGGGGAATTACACCGGAGCTGGCTTCGGTGCCGATGAACCTTGTCATACGATAACTCAGGTCGATCACCACGCGCTTTGTTCTTCACACTTAGTACAGTTGCGCGGCACCTGTCGAGATGGCAAACCGACACGCACCCCGGCACCAACGCTTACCGCCAGTGGTAATCATATCGGCCATGTACAGGCATTTCTGACGAAATATTACGGCACGGCTTCTGCCGTTGAAGTGGACGGGCCAGCGCCTGCGATCACAACCAAAGATCGCCTGGCTCTCACCGAAGCGCATTGCGATCTGGAGCCTTTGTCGGATGAGCAGCGTTATGGTGCTTGGTGGTGCGCTCGTTTGATGGAGAAATTCAGCGATGTGCCGTACGACAACCATTTGTTCCCGGCGCCGCGCCTGCAATATTTGCGCGTTGGCGATTACATCATTGTCGATATCTGCATGCGGATGCTTGAACCGCGTGAGTTGTACCGAGCGCAAGGGTTCCCTGATTGGTACATCATCGATCGTGACTATCGTGGCAAGAAATATTCGAAAGCCCAACAGGTAGCTCGCTGCGGTAACGCGGTACCACCGCCGTTCGCTGAAGCGCTGGTGCGCGCAAACCTCCCTGAATTGTGCGTTGCCCGTGAAGAGGAGGCCGCATGACAGCCGCTCCACGAACTAAGTCCCCGAGAAAGCACAAGACGGAGGCGTTGGGGGTGCTGCTGCCTGGTGGCGGCATCAAATATGCGACTGACCATGACAGGGATACGATGAAAGGGGTGCCTACGGGCACTCCTATCGCCATGCGACCTATCGGTGACCGCCGGAACCTGAAGCACCACCGTAAGTTCTGGAAGCTGTTAGAGCTCGGCTTCTCGTACTGGGTGCCTGATTGGACGTTCGTTAGCGATCCTGAGAAGTGGATTGCGCATGAAGTGGCAAAGACGCTGGCGGTACAAGCTGGCGATCCGCTGCTTTATGACAACATCACGAAGCTGATTGCCGACAGTGTTCTACAGCGTGTTGCCGCGCAGCGCCAGCGCCGCTTTGACGCCGAAGCCGTGAAAACCACAGAGGCATATCTCAACCACGTCATGGTTAAAGCCGGCTTCTATGATCTGGCCGCCAACCCGGACGGTGGAACGTTGAAACAGCGCTGGAGCATCGCTTTCGTCAATATGAGCCAGGAGAAGTTTGACAAGGTTTATAGCGGTGTCGCCGGCATCATCTGGAACGAGACGCTGCAACAGCATTTCGCCGATGAATATGAGATGGAACAGGCCGTAAATCGGCTGATGGAATATTAAGGGCTGACCAATGACCGACCAAACCGAAAATGACGAAAGCCAGATCGATAATGTTCTGGCATTCACCAAGCGCTTTGACGAGAACGCCGACATTCGCGAAATGCGCAATCTTACCCAGGAACCTAAACCCGATAACTTACCGTACCGCTGCACGCACATGAAGTTGCAAGTTGACAGTCATCACCGATCGTTAACGTGTCGGCGTTGCGGTGCCGTCGTGGATCCATTTGACTGGATCAGTTCGGTTGCCGCTGGTGAAACGAAGGTGGAATGGGAACTGAAGGAGCTGCGCCGAGAAATCACAGATCACCGCCAAGGGCTAGAGAAACTGAAAAAGGAAGAAGTGAATACCAGGGCGCGGATCCGCAACGCGCAGTTTAAGTTGAATGATATCCAGATGGAGCTGTCGGCGGCAGAGAAAGCGCAAGAAGGGAAGAATGGCTAAGACGCCAGCCTATCGAAGCAAAGCCCTGCGTGACTCAGCGCGGGGCCGCTGCTGTACGCTGCAGATCCCTGGTATTTGCAACGGCAACCCGGAAACAACGGTTCTTTGCCACTTGCCGAGCATCACCCATGGCATGGGGTACAAGAGCGATGATTTCTGGGCTGTGTTCGGTTGTTCCAGTTGTCATGATGTGATTGATGGGCAAGCTCCTTACGACTGGCGGCCCGGAGAGAAAGAAGAGGTGTTTATGCATGCATTGTATTCTACTTTCAGATATTGGATATTAGAGTCCAATCAAGTGTCCGTTAGGTAGCAACTTAATTTTATAAGTGAGGGGTAATGTTAAATATACTAACCGATGATTTTAAAAATCAAACCGTGTTGATTAATAACTTTGTTGTCGTGGAATATAAGGAAAAGGTTGGTATAAGTAGTTTGACTGGTGTACCCCCAACTTCAGATGCCTACTTTAAATACATATTGTTTACCGCGTGGGAAAATCTAATGAAGTTATACCATCGCGATAAGGATAACCTTAGTGAATATACTAAAAAAGCCAGATTTGAATTTCCAAGTGATTATTATTTCAATTTGGAATTTTTCAAAAACACACCTGGTTATGCATTGGAGACTATGCTTAAATTGATTCAAGAGTATAGCTTTTGGGTGAAGCCTGAAGAATACAGGGTTGATGAAGTTCTACTTAGAAGTGAGACCTATAGAAACTTAGGTATGATAGAAAACGTCCATTACCAAGCGGGCTATGAGTCGATAATAATTGATTTTAAATTTTCAATAGCAAGGGATTTTTTAGATTCCGAAGATTTTAAATCCTTGAGAGATATAACTGAAACGTTGAAAAACAGACAGGGAAAACTTGACTCTTCAATAAAGAATGTTTCAGATGAAATAATCAAGATTGATGGGGTATCTAAAAAATTGGATGATTTCAAAGTGGATCTTGCATTTCTTGGGCTAAGCAAAGCTTTTGCCAGAATGAAAAAATCTAAGGATAGAGAAAGGGTATGGGCGCAGGGCCGTTTTTGGATTGTTACAATTCTATTAATTTCTGTTCCCGGGCTTAGTTTTTATAAACTTAATGTCGATACTAATATTTCATGGCAGGTATTAATACTGAAATATGCACCTTTAGTAACATTGGAATTATTATTGCTATATTATATGCGGCTATTTTATAGTGAGGCAAAGGCCGTTAAAGCGCAATTGCTGCAAGTTGATCATAGAATGGCTTTATGTGCATTTATACAAGAGTACGTCACTTACAGAGAAAACAATGAGAAATCTAAAGAAGCCTTTGCGGGTTTTGAGAGTCTCATATTCAGTCCCGTACAAGCAAAAGAAGACAACATTCCTTCGATGTTAGATGGAGCTGGAGCAATTGCTGATTTGATGGGGAAAGTAATGTCTAAGGGTAAAGGTGGTGATTAATAGCATAGATGTTTTTTCATCTGTGGGTACCAAGGCAAAGCTGGAAGTCCACGGCGGGAAGGTCAAGAAGGTACGACGCCAACCAGAACTTGAAGAGCAGGCGGCGCTGATTGAGTGGGCGGATAAAACGGTTATCGATGGCATACGGATCGGGGATTACCTGATCCATATTCCCAACGAGGGGAAGCGCGGGCCGAAGGCTGCAAAGGATGCGAAACGGCTAGGGTTGCGGGCTGGAGTATCAGATCTGTTTTTGGCGTTGCCGCGCGGGGGCTATGCGGGGTTGTGGATTGAGATGAAATCGGTTGATGGGGTTACGACAGAGGAACAAGAAAAATGGCTATTAAGAATGGAAAAGGTCGGGTATAAAACAATTGTTGGTTTTGGGTTTAAACAGGTAAATAATATAGTGATGTCATATTTAACAACTAGAGGTTGAATGATGGAAGGTGAGTTAAGAATTGATTACTTGGCTGATTTTTTGAGGTTAGTAGATAAATTTGATTATTTTGATCAGCTTGTTTTGTTTCGCGGGCAGAATATAAAAGGAAATTTATTGCCGAGCATAGCTAGAAATGACCATTCATTCGACACTACAGAAATAGAAATGTGTATGCTGGATGAGTTTCGGAGGGTGGGTGGGGCATATTTGAATGGGCATGAAACCGATTGGGAGCTAATGGTATTAGCTCAGCATCATGGTATGAAAACAAGATTGTTAGACTGGACTAGTAACCCTTTAGTGGCCCTTTGGTTTGCATGTGAGGATTTCAAGAACATTGAAGATAGTTATGTTTACATGTTGTCAGCATCGAAGCATATGATGGATATGTCAGCTAGTCCATTTAAAATAAAGGAAACGAAGATTCTATCCCCGAGACATAATAACCCTAGGATTTCCGCTCAGTCTGGTTATTTTTCAGTCCATAGATTTTCCAAACGATTTAATACATTTGTCCCGTTGGATAAAAATCTAGAGATGAAAGAGTCACTATTTCTCTTTGTGGTCAATGGTGAGGCAAAGAAAAGTATATTGAAGGGACTTAACAAACTTGGGATAAACCATCATACGGTGTATCCAGGGTTGGAAGGTATGTGTAAAGGGTTAACTTTCGAAATGTATGAAAATAGACCCGTTGAGTTTATAAAAAACAATATTTAATAGCTGTGTGATAAATCCACAAAGCGATTAATGTTGCTCTTTATCAGATGATGATTACAATCGCCCTGTGACTAATTCACAGGACTGACCAATGACCAACGCAATAGAACAACTCATAAAAATGCACGATCCGCGCTGTGTAAGCGCGGAGTCAATGAATGTAGGCCGTGGGCGCGCTTCTCTGACCAGGGAGCAAATACTCGGTGCATTCGCTGCCGTACAGCACCAACATTCGGTTGGCCTCGACCTGCTGATGACGAAGTACCGCAACGATTTCAAAGCAGAGCAGCGGCTACGCTCAGCAATCAACTTATGGGTGCATCAGTACCCACATCCCGAACGCGCGGTTGCAGCATGCCAGTTAGCCCTCAGTATTGTGCTTGAACGAAACCTGCCGGCGCAGGTGGCACACCTCGCATCATTATTCCGTAGGTATGGCCCGCGAACGGCTCAAACTCGCAAGAATATTGAGACGTTGCAGTTAGAGATTAAGGCGTTAGACAAGCGCCGATGCCAGGCGCAGATCAGTGATGCTGTTTACGTTGAGGCTGGATTAGAAATTACCGATTTAAATTCACGGATTGAGCGGGAACGTGCAGCATTGCGCGTCTGGTCTGAGCGCCACGCGGCCACAACCAATATTTGCCCACGTTGTTCCGGTACCGGCCGCACTGTTAGGCCGCATCCGGTAGAGTGCGACGAGTGTGGCGGCAAAGGTAAGATACCCGCCAATATGGATCATCTGCGTAAGTCGATGCGTATCATAGGGGCTGCGGTTGAGCCGGGTGACTGGGCAAGTCAGTACGCGGATCTGGTGAAGCAGTGCCTTAATTGGTTGTATGTCGAAGAGTCGAATGCAACACAAATGCTATTTGAGCGTATCCAGGCTGAAAAGTCCTACTCCTAAATTAAGCATTATAAGGATTAGTAATGACCCCAGATGATATCCGATTAGTAGTTAACGAAGTTCTTCCCCAATACCAAACATCCCAATGGCAGATCTACCTGATTGCTTTATGTATTGGGGGGCTAATTGCTGCTATTGGAATTTACTGGGGCTCTAATTTGAAGAGGCGCGGTGAGATAAATGCCAATAAAGCTCATTTCGATCAAATCAGTGAACAGTTGAGACAGAACACCAAGGATGTTGAGACAATCAAGACAGCCTTGTCTGGGCAGCACTGGGTGAGCCAGCAAACGTGGATAAACAAGGAGAAATATTATACTGGCTTAATCACACATCTCCATGACTTTATCCTCGCTATTGATGGCCAGCTAGACTGCGTTAGTAGTTCAGTATCTGTTCATAATGAAGAGATTAGCGATCCTGAGTTTTATGAAAAAATGCAAACTCTCGGCACAAAAGCTGCGGTAGGACTCAATGACTTAAGAGGTCCCTCATTAGTGTTCCTCTCCGAAAAAACCAATTTGGCCCTTGACCAAATGTTAGCAGAGTTATGGAACTTGCGAGAACACTCGACAGGGCCCAGATCGGAATACCTAAAGGGTAGCTATGATACACTTAGTAGAACCATTGATATTGTTTTGCCAGAGGCGAAAAGGGAGCTAAGTCAACCATTGATGAAAATTGACTAGTTAACTTAAACGCGCTAAATTTCCGAAAGATGCCGGAGTATGCTTAAAGCTACTTCGGCTTTTTTATTGGTCAGTCCTAAGCCTGCATGGTTCGCCCAGCAGGCTTTTTTATTTCCCCAAAACAGGGGAGGTGGAGTATGAAAATGCAGGAGAAAACAAGCCTCGCGGCCTACCTCTCTTCGGGGTTTCTTGTGTTGGTGGGGAAGGTGGGCAAATTAGTTAACGATCTCACGTTGAACGATTGGGCGATCGTCATCGGCATCATCATTGGTATCGCGACGTTTGCCGCAAACCTGTACTTCCAGAATCGCCAGACACGAGCCATTGAACGGGCGTCCCGCGCCGGCGCCACAATCATTAACCCGGGGCGCGCCAAATGACGATTAAAACGAAAGTCGGCGCTGCTATTTGCTCGGTGTCAGTGATTATCGGCCTGGTACTGAGCCAGGCCGGCGATTTCACCTCGGCGAATGGCAATCACCTCCGGTTCTCAAAGCAGGCCATGGAGGTGATGGGTAATGCGGAGAGCTGTCGTCGGGATCCGTATCTATGCCCTGCCAAAATCGTCACGCAGGGCATCGGCCATACCGGTAAAGGCGTCAGCGCTGTCAGTAAGGCCAGTGACCAGCAGATCGCCCAGTGGTTTGCAGAAGACCAACTGGACGCGCAGAACTGCATCGAGGTGAACGTCGAACGCAAGCTGGGGAAGCATCTCCCCCAGGGTGTATTCGATGGAGTCGGGAGTTTTATTTTTAATGTCGGTTGCGGCCAGTTCACCAAATCCACCATGTACCGCTATCTGCTGGCCGGCAAAACTGTAGCAGCTTGTGAGCAGTTGCCGCGCTGGATTTATTCCGGGAAAACGGTCCTTCAGGGGCTGGTGACGCGGCGCGACAAAGAGAAGGCACTCTGCCTGTCTCACTGAAAACAGGCCAATTCTGGCCGATATCAACCTGAATACCCCCGAATTGGTAACGCTACGTGAAATCTACAATCACGGTGATTGTCGTTGCCCACACATTTTTCATAGCAAACGGCGTTAAGCCCGGATCCTGATATGACCAACAAAATACTGCTCACCATTGCCGGTGTATTGCTGGCGGTGATCCTTGCGCTTGGCTGGACGGCATTCCATTTCTACGGCGTATCTGTGGGGAAGGATGGGGAACTAAGCCAGGCGCGGAGTGAGCTGGACACGGCCACTGTCACTAATGCCCAGCAGGCATTCCAGTTCCAGCGCGCAAATGAGATATCAGCCGCCGCCGGTAAGTATAACGTCACCATTTCTGCCAAGAGCGAGGAAAGGCAAATTGAAAACCGCAACGACCTTAAAACTGAGGAATGCGCTGATCGCTATATCCCTAACGCTACTGCTCAGCGCCTGTACGCGTACACGAACGGTCTACGTGCCGACGCAATGCGTGATACCGGCAAACCTGACGGAGCCGTTACTGATTCCAATGCCGCCAGCAAACTGACATACCGCCAGGCGGTTCTCTGGATTGACCCGTTACTCACCTTGCTGGACAGGGCGAACAATGACCGCGCGTCAATCCGCAAACTCCCACACCAACAACCAACCACACAGGAACAACCATTACTGATAACGAGATTGAGCAAGAGCTTCAGGCTAAAGGAAAGACTGCGGCGCGTGTGACTCCGAACCATATCGAAAGCGTCATTGCTAGTGAGCACTACTTCACAGCGTCTGATGGCGTGCAAGGTGAATATGCCAAAAAGGCTGAGCGTTACAGCCCTATTCCAGTCCCTGGCCAGCTATGCCTCCTAACGCTTTGTGTGCTTGTACTGGAAAACGGCTACACGGTCACAGGTGAAAGTGCGTGTGCCAGTCCGGAGAACTTCGACCCGGAGATGGGCCGCAAACTTGCCCGCACTAATGCGGTACGGAAAATCTGGGCGCTCGAAGGGTACTTACTCCGGCAGAAATTACACGAGCAAGTTCCACAGCAGGGTAATGCAGTATCAACCGTGGACGGTGAAGCTCTGGCTAATGGAACCCTCCAGCCTCATCAGCAACGAGTAGTAACGGAACTGGATGAAGTTAAAGATCGCTATGACAAGTTGGTCACCTTCATCGGTGGAGATGTATTCAGCGCACTGCCGGAACAAGAGCAGCGATCGCTGGAGGCCCAGTCACACATCATGTTGGCCTACGTTGAAGTCTTAACGCAGCGAACCAAGCGTTTCTACAGCGGTACCGACAGCGACCTGTCCTTTGCATAAGCCATCACAGAGCTCATCCACCAGGGTGGGCTTTCTAATGGTCAATGGAAGAGAGCAGTAAACACATCACATGGCAAAGCATGACTGGAAAGCGCTGCAGGCTGAGTTCCTCAGGGACAATGCAGCTACAGGGATAACAGCTCAGCAGTGGTGTGAGAACCGTGGGTTGAACTACCAGTCGGCTCGACGCTACATCAAACCTCGCGCTGCGCAATCTGCGCAAAACAAACAGCGCAATACTGCGCACAGTGCGCAGCGCAATGAGAATGCGCAAAACTGCGCAGGTAGTGATGATTCGGTAGATGACGATGAACATGTATCAGCAGACGCAAGCGATGAGGCTGATTCAGCTCCGGATCCTAATGCGAAACCAAACTCCGGGAGATGGCGGCGGCAGGTTTACTGCTGGCAACAGGAACGCGGCTGGCAATCGTGGCAATTCTGCGCCGGTCACAATGT